GTATCAGTTACATCATTGTTAAATGTAATTTCATTGTTAGACTTAATAATTGATAGTCCTGTTCCTGCTGTGAGGATGATATCATTTTGAACACCTTGAGAATCACTAAGTTTTAATATTTTTCTTGCATCATTGTATGCTGTTGTTCCACCAGAAGTGTAATCAACTGCGGTAAGAGTATAATTTAACTGAGTGTTAGCAAGTAACGTAGAGAAGTCTGATGAGCTCGCACTGTTTGTAGTAACAATTCTGTGATTAGTCCAACTTGTACCGTTGGAATAGTACATCGCATCAGTAGCTTCTGAGAAAGCAAAAGCACCTTTACTGACATTTGCTTGAGGAAAGAATGCAATACTTGCATAGGTATTCTCAAACGGATCACCAATAGGTGAAGCGTCTACCCATTGGTTTGTATCAACGTCAGCATAATAAATCTTTAGTGTTCCTTCATCAGACTTCCACCACATGTCACCTGCTGATGGATTACTTGGTGCTGCATCTGAAACAGCAACTTGAGCAGTGGTACTGACACTAGTGTTTACCCATTGACTTCCGTTATATCTTAATACTTGATCAGCTTGAGGAGAGGTAACTACAACATCAGTATGACTATCAATTGTTCCAGTGGTTGATATGTAATTAGGAGACCAGTTTTCCCACCTAGTAGCTCCAGCATTATATTTTAATAATTGATTGTCTGTTGGAGTGTTGATTGTCACATCAGTGTGACCACCAATAGATCCAATTGATGTTAAGTATCCAGCATCATTTGTAAGGTCAGATGCTACACTTGGTAAGTTGCTATAATTAGTTCCATCATTAGTAAACTGCCACTTATCTGCAACTTCATTCCAACGAATACTCACATCAGGATCACTACCTCTGTCATTTCTAATGACTGCATTTAATCCACCAGATGCTTGGTTCTCATTGATAACAATCTCATTGCTTGTTACGTTTAAAGTAGTAACATTATTTTGAGTGGTTGTACCAAGAACACTTAAGTTGCCACTTATATTTACGTTAAGGAATGTAACTGGTGTAGTTGTAGAAGCACCTCTAGCAGTAACAGTTGCTAGTGTATCTGTTTCTGAAAAAGATGTTAGATAATTAGGAGTCCAGTTTTCCCATTCAGCTCCATTATACTGTAGAATTTGTCCTGTAGAGGGTGTAGTTAAAGAAACATCAGTGTGACCACCAACAGACCCAAGTGTAGTTAAATAATTGGGTGTAAAATTAATCCAATTAGTACCATTATATTTTAATAATTGAGTATTTTGAGCAGTAGAAATGGAAACATCACTAAGTCCATTAATAGATGATGTTGAAAGATCTGTCAAATAACCAGCAGTACTATGATCTCCCCAACCATACCCTGTATTCCAATTAGATACCAACTGAGTTGTCACACCAGCAGCTGCTGATGCTAAGAACACAGGATCTGTTTCTGTGTATGTGGTTAGATAACCAGCAGTAGCATGATTACCCCAACCATATGCTGTGTTCCAGTTAGTTTTATTTTGTGCTGTGATGCTGGCAGCTTCAGAAGCAGAAAATATAGGATCAGTTTCTGTATATGATGTTAAATATCCTGCTGATGCATGGTTTCCCCATCCATATGATGCATCCCAATTAGTAATCTTTTGAGATGTAATTCCATACGATGGATGTGCTAAGAATATAGGATCTGATTCTGTATATGATGTTAGATATGAAGAGAGATCTGGTGGAGTGAAAGTAAACTCACCATTTCCAGCATTATATGTAAGAGTTGATGATCCAACAGCTGTTAAAGTTACACTTGGTAACGGTGGAACAGAAGGTTTGTTTAAAATAACTGCAACACCACTGGATGCATTCCAGTCAGAGTTTATCTGTGCTGCAGGTATAGTAGGTTTATTAGTAAGAGTATTATAATCGCCGTCAAAAGGAGTCGTCCAAGAAATAGAAGTTCCAGTAGAAGTTATGACTTGACCAGAAGTTCCAGAAATACCTGCTGCTTGGATAGGTTTACCAGCAGGTATATTCAGACCCTCCTTTATCTCAACGGGAGCATCATCCCCATAATTAGCGATTTGGTTCGCAAGTAATTTTGACATACCTCTAGTCCTGAAGACAATATTTCTAAGCTAGAAGTATTTATTAAAGGTTAATCAGTTAGTTTCGGGAATTGGATTACATTATCTAAAACATCTAGGTCTTTTCCATTCTTTTTAGTAACTATCTCAAAAGAATAATCAAGATTTGGGTCATCTAATTTACTATAATAATCTGCTGTATTATCAGTAAAACGTATAGTGTTATTAACTTTCTTCTTTAGATCACTAACAGAATTAAGTGTGTTGAATAGTTCTGTTAGATACTCATCTTCTCCTTCTGCCAGAGCAGCAATTAATGCATGACGCATAGCTTTTTCTGCTTTTTCTAGTTGTGATTTAACGCTCATGATTCATAAGGGGATTTAATTGTGTCTGATTTTCTAGGGTATGATGCTACCTCTGGATCTGGATCTAACCACTTGGTGTACTCAAAATCTTCAATAGCATAATCAAGTTGAATAGAATTATCTAGGAGATACATGTCTCTGTAACGTCCAGTCCATGTATTATACTTTTGTATACGGTAGTCTGGAAACCCATTATCAAGAGTTCCACACTCAACGTAACGATATGGATATCTCTCTAAAATAATTTGTGTCTTAGCACCCGTCGTCGTGGTCTCTGAGGTAGTCATAGTTTAAGTCGTTTGGATTTTGTGGAACTACTAGTATTTTAGCACCGTCAGATTTCTCTACAAGCACCACTGTGCCACTTTCTGCTTTGTCACAGTAGTAGTCCTTACGGTTTTCAAATTCTTTTTCAGTTATTTCTATCATACCTGACAACAAATTTTTTCTTCTTGCATGTATTTGATAGATTCTTGGCATCCACCTAGATGAATACCATCTAATATAAGTTGTGGGAAGGTAGAACCTTGACCAAATTTTTCATAAAATTCTTCTCTAGTATAATCTCTATCTAAGACGTACACTATATGTGGTAAACCTTCATATTCAACAACTGTTATAAGTTTGTTGCAAAAAGGACAACCTGGTCTTGAATAAATTTCAATCATGCTTTTAAATTTTTAAAGTCTTCTTCAAAAATTGCCAGACCTGCGTCTGTCAACACATGATTATACATCTTATCAAATACTTTTGTAGGTAATGTAGCTACAGAAGCACCGTATAAGAAACAGCGAGATACATGATGTACGTCACGCAAACTAGCAGCAAGGACTTTTGTCTCTTGTGACTGAGTGCAATATAAATCTGCAATACCACGTACTAATTCTACACCACTGAATGAATTGTCGTTAAGACGACCTACAAATGGTGAGATATATGTTGCTCCTGCCATTGCTGCCATCGCTGCCTGTGCAACAGAGAAACAAAGAGTAACATTAGTTTCAATTCCTTGATCGGAAAGATCCTTACAAGCAATAAGACCCTCTCTAGTAAGAGGAAGTTTGATTGTAATCTCAGATCCAATACTAATGTATTGTTCAGCATTTTCAATCATTTCACTAGCGGTATTTCCATTAACCTCTGCTGAAATACTTTCAAAACTAAACTCTTTAGAGAGTAAAGAAATAAAATCAAAGTAACTTACACCAGACTTACGAACTAGTGTAGGGTTAGTGGTTATACCAGAAATTAGACCAGTTTCATATCTGTCTTTAATCTCAATAAAATCAGCTGTGTCTAAGAAAATTTGCATGATGTAAATTATATAGTCAAAGGACTTTTTCTAAATTATAATGTAATTTTTGGTTTATGTCAACTACTCTTCTATCTCAAAAAACCATTTAATATGTTTTATGTAATCAAAAGTGCATGACATATCTGCATCACAACTCAGATCATATTTCCTGTCACATAAAAAATTTCTTAACTCTTCAATAGAGTTAAATTTACCTTGATGTCTTTCCTGTTCGTCATATAAATGGTACTTCATTGCCAAACTTTTTCTGATCCTCCACTCGTTTTCCATCTAGTAGATAAATTATACATGATTTCATGAATATTGTCTAGCTCTTCACTGCCATTATTTTCTGAGATGATTAAGTTTTCTTCTACTAGTTGATTAATCATATAATCCTGTTGTTTTTTAGAATAAATTGCAGCTCCAAACCATGGATCATCAGGTAAGAACTCAGGTGCAGGAATTCCAGTAAAAGTTTTAGTCATTTTCGTTGCCAAAATAATCTTTCCTGTAATAACGACCAAGGATATTAGAATTATAGAATGCAGGTGTACCATCTGTCAATGTTTTTGTTAAGACGTTATGTAAAAAAAGTTGTCTAGTCTCTTCATAGTTAGTTCTACCTTTGGTAGTATGCAAACTTAAAATCTCTCTTGAGAATGAGGGTTTTCCAAGTAGTTTGATGTCCTCTTTGAGTTCTGGACACGATCCATAGTATCTCTTCCAGTCTGACTCAGAAGTAACTCTTCTCTTGCCTCCCTTAGGTTTACGCTTTTGCACGAAATACTTTCTACCGATGTACTTTTTACCTGTTGACTTATTAGTAATGAGGTAGACGTAACCGAAGAAATCGCCAATATCGTCAGAAGTGAAAGCTGTACCTTTGTAGTACCAGGAATTTTCATAATCAACCACTTGCTCATAGTATCACTTTTAATTATTTATGGTTCGTCAAATAATACCTCATTAATGTAGTCATCTGCCCATTTTTCTCCAAAATATTTCTCTAAAATCTTCCTAGTTTTATCATTTTTCTTCTGTTTTTCACAGTATTCTATCTGTCCTTCGTATCTCTCGTCTGCTCTGTTGTAATTCATAGTTGACTTCCATACAGCACCCACAAATAGATCAAGATATTCGTTCACTACGTCAGAAAACTTACCAATTTCCTCACTATCATCTAGTCTTGCAAACTTACTGTAGGGTGAAAAAATTGTACCCCATGTAGGTATCTCTCTATTATGTTTAAAACTATAATACTGACTAATACCTTCCATATCCTCATAAATTGGGTGGTCTAGACCATCTACAGGAGAGATATCTGTGATAGCAGCAGTAACAATCTTTTTATTAGCTACGATATCAGCACCAAAAATAGGCAAATCAAACTCAGGGTCTGGATACCAGATACAATGCAGGATATCTAGAGGTCCTAGACTAGCAATCTCCATATGTACCTTGCGTAATCCAGTACACATGTGCATGTCATTCTCAATGACTAGGTTACCATCTTCAGTTTCTTTGTAAACCTCTTTGAATTTATCCTTGACATCCAATTCCTCTAGGTTTGGTAGAGTGTCTTGATGATCACGAATAATATCAGCTAGGTCATTAATTATCTCTCTTGCCATTTTTATGCATAACTGAAAAAGAATTCTTTAATTAGATTATGGGACTTTTCTTTACCAAATCTACTAGACAAGTATCCAGAAATAGGATCAAGTCTTATCATATACCTATCAAAGTCAACATACTGTGTAGTATCAGTTCCAATTGGTTGATGCTCATTTAGCATATCTTTATAATATTGTAGATATTTTTCAAATAAAGGTAAATATTGATCTACCTCGTCAGGTTTACAATATCTAACAACTAGATTGTCAGAAAAATGATTACCTGCTTCAAAAAATCTATACGTGCCTTCTACTTTAGGTAAGTCTGGTGTGTAAAACAAGTATTTTTCTACAGGGTGTTGAAAATCAAACACAATGACAACTCGTTTATCACTCATACCCATGAGATCCATACCGAAACAGGGTAAATTAGATCCTGTTCTAGGGTATATTATATTGTTGTGAATACTACAAGATTTATCGTCCCAAATTTCAACTTGTCTAGACTTTATAATATGTTCACCTGAGTACAAATCAGCAGTTAGGTTAACACCTTTATCATTAGTCCATTCAGCATGACGCTGAACAAATTTTATATCTGGAAAAATATTTGCAACAGTAGCTTTATAATTTTTCCAAAGATCCATTCATTTCCACCTAGCAAAAAATTCCTTCATAGTTGTTTGATATCCAGACTCACGGGAGGGAGGTTCCTTGATCCCCATCATCTTCTTGTAGTCGTTGTGCATCGCTTGGAGGAGCCATGCCTGTGCTAGTTGAGTCGGTCCCTCTTTCAACAATTGGATTTGAAATTTGGATAGACCAGCCTTCCTTGCCAAATACTCCTGTCTCCACTGTGTGTGGGGTGCTTTGTCTGTCATGTTCTTCCCAGTGTTCATGTAGTTTTTTAGTTTCTAGATCAACTCCTGCCATAGTCTGTAAGACTTTACCATCCCAATACATTTTCTCTATGTATGAGAAAAGATATTTTAGAATAATATTAAGTGGTGGTTTCTGTTTACTGATCCACCTCTTTATTTTCTGTAGGGTTGTCTCTTTCTTCTTGTCAAAGACAATTTCAAATTTATAATTGAAACCCTGCGAAGGTGTCTTTTTTGACATCTTGTTTTATGCTCCCAATTAGATAGGATTCAACCTCTGTCTCCTGTGGAGCTACTTGCATACCCTTAGAGGATAACCAGTGTGCTGTCCAAGGAAGAGGATTGTTGCTGATAGGAATGTCATAGATTGGTTTCAATCCTATTGACTTTAACCTACGATTGGCAGTCCATTCAACATACCTTTGTAGTAATTTATCATTCAAACCAATAATAGATCCATCTTTGAACAGATATTCTGCCCATAGATTTTCTTCTTCTACAGCTTGACGGAACATTTTATAAACATTCTCTTCTTCTTCCTTAGCAATCTCCTTCATTTCTGGATCATCATTCTTTTTCCAGTTATTAAGGATATTTTGAGTAACGGTCATGTGCTGACTTTCATCTCTTGCAATAAGTCCAATAATCTTAGCACTTCCTTCTAGAAGTTTTAACTCACCGAATGCAAAAGAACAAGCAAATGACACATAAAATCTAATTCCTTCAAGGATATAGACATTAGCTACTGCTCTGTATAAATTTCTCTTAAGTTCACGTAGTTCCCAGTTTGCTGTTGGAGAATCTTTCCATCCATCTCTCCACATATTGCTAGTGCCATACTGTTGAGCAAGATTAATAAACTCATCGTATGCTCTGGTAACTGATTGTGCTCGTGAAAGGATCTTCTCGTCGTCTAGAATGTGGTCAAAAACATCAGAGGGGTCAGCATATACATTCTTAATGATGTGTGTATAAGAACGACTATGAACCATCTCCATAGTCTGCCAGATATTCATACAACCTTCTAGTTCTGGTAAAGAACAGTAAGGCATGAATGCCATGCCAGGACCACGACCTTGTACAGAATCTAATAGTATTTGATACTTAAGATTACTAGTAAAGATATGTTTTTGTGCTTTATTTAAAGTCTGATAATCAGCACGATCTTTCTGTAGAGATACCTCCTCAGGTCTCCAGAAAAAACCAAGTTGATTTTGTGTCAACTTATCAAAGATAGGATACTTAAACTTATCATATCTTTGTACTCCTAATGGAGGACCGAAAAACATTTTTCCTTTAGTAGTATCAACAGCATTTGTGTTGAAAACTGTCATACCTTCTGGGTCTTTAGATAGCACAGCTGTCACAAGCTTCCTCCTCGTTTGCAAATATGTCTTCTAGTAGATTGGATATCGCTTTGTTATTATCTTCTGGTACATCATCCTTCCAACCAATAGGATGTGCAGGTTCGTCTATGTCAGACTTGGTATCATATGTATTCTGATAGTAAGATGTTTTCCAACCATACTTAAAGGTTGTTAATAAGTCTTGTGCCATTACTGAAGTAGGAACTTCAGAGTTTTCATAATGAAGTGGATTATAAGACCAGTTTCCAGAAATTGCTTGATCAAAGAACTTCTGCATAACAGCAACAATATTAATATAACCAGTATTCCCAGACATATCCCAGAGCAACGTATAATTGTTTTTAAGTGTTGCGTACTGTGGAACAACTTGTTTAAGAGGACCTTTCTTAGACTTCTTAGTTGAGATAAGATCTCTTGGTGGTTCAATACCATTAGTAGCATTTGAAACAACTGAAGAAGACTCTGATGGCATCTGTGCAGATAGTGTGCTATGCCTGAGTCCATGATTGTATATCTCTTGTCTTAGTCCTTCCCAATCATAGTTTAACTTGTTTGGTACAAGTTCATCTACGTCCTTTTTATAAGTGTCAATACGTAAAATACCATCAGCATATCCTATACCAATAGTTGCGAGTTTACTATCACGATTGAGTGTTTCAGTTCTACCATAAGAGACTTTATCACCCTTTTTACCAAACCTTATTTGAAGAATGGGAACTTTCAATTTAGCAGGAAAATTTAAATTTTTCTTATTAAGTATTATATTTTTACCATTAGCATCATACCCATAAATTCCAATGCCTGGTCTAGTTTGATCAAGTATAAATTTTTTATCTAACAAAATTCCACCAGTATTTGATAAACTAATTTTACTATTTTTAAAATATGAGTTTAATTTTAATATTTTTTCATATTGTACGTAATTAAAATTATCATCTTTATTATTAGAATTTGAAAAGTGTGTTAAAATAAATTCAAAATTGACTGAAG